AAAATGGCCGTAGCAGCAGATGAGTTTCCGTATATCAGTGATCCTCTAGAAAGAGCATCTAATAAATTTAATTCTGCACCCGTACTGGTGACGGCAGTCCCCGCAATCCTCAAAGTTCCTGCACTAAAAGATAATGAGCCAGGCACGACCGCATAGTTGCCCATGTAGCTATGGGATGAGCATTGGTAATAAAGAATTTTCGGGGTCTCGCTATCGACTGCAATCTGCGTAAAAGCGCCAGATGTCCCCGGAGTGCCGGAGGTTGTGACTCCGGTGGTGTATGCCGTAGCTTTGGCAGCATCTAAATAAAAAAGCAGAGGATGCCCATCGTTTGACGCATCAGACTGATCAAACTTATAAACATATTCTGTGTTAGCTGTAGCAGCATCACTTCCCCCGAGCTCTATCGCAGGAGCTTCTATGCCGTTTATAAAATACCCATTAGAGCTTCCATCACCATTGTAAGCATGGGCGGCTGTCTTGCTTGCTACAGTTACTGTTAAAACAATAGGGCTGCTAGATGATCCGTATATCGGAGCAGTTGTGTCTGCCGTCAGTACACCCACGTCGGTGATGTCTTTACCCTGACCGTCCAGATCGCCGCCGAGCTGCGGGGTGGTATCACTGACAACATTGGTTAGGCCCAGAGCGTCGATAGCCTGTTTGACTCTCAAAGGAGAGAATATTCTGCCAGCCGTTTCAGTGCCTGCCTCTGCTTCGCTTTGGCTTGCTAAATCATAAGCGCCTGAGACAGAGATGAACGACAGCGCACCCGATCCGTTTGTTGCTAAAACTGTATTGGCTCCACCGTCTGCGGTTGGATAAGTTAAACCGCCGGCCGTAAAGTTTGTAACCGCGAGGGTGGTTAATGTACTCGATCCCGAGCCAGTGATGTTCCCGGTGACATCCCCGGTCACTGCGCCAGTATGCGTTCCGGTAGAATTACCCGTTAGTGGCCCGACCAGTGAGGTTCCGGTGATGGTAGTTCCCGTAATGGCCGCAGGAGTAGAGCCGCCGATCACCGTTCCGTCGATGGTGCCGCCTGTAAACGCGACAGCCGCAGAAACTACAGAGCCGTTGAATGTAACCGTGCCGGAAGCCGTGATGGTTCCCGTGGTGATTGAGCTGGGGTTGATGCCTAGCTCTAAAATGTTACCCGAAGCGTCTTCTGTGAAAAGTCGCTTGTCGGCAAAGTTGACCGCCAACTGGCCTTCAATAAGATCAGAACTTGTCGGAATCCTCGAAGCCGTTGAAGTTTTTTTAATGCTTACCTTGATAGCCATTTCAACCCCCGAAGTAAAAAAAGCGGGGGGACAAAGCCCCCCGAGTTAAGCTCAAGGAGATTAAGCGTTTACTACAAGGTTAAACGCAGTATCTGGTCTGTAGGCCTTGACGCCGAATATACAATCCGAAGTCATCAGCTCTGCCAGCCATTCTTGCTTGTACTGCGTCTGAGTCCTGATGTCCTGCTGCATGGACAGAACCAAAGAGTCCTGATGGAACAGCATCGCTGCTTTCAGCTCACCACCGGCTGAGTTTTCTGAGGCGGTCTCAGTGGTGATCAGGTTGGTAGACATCAAAATGTCAATGCCGTACAGGTTAGCAATCAGACCGTTCTCGACGACTCGATTGTTTACAAAGTCAGAAGAGCTGTAGCGGTCGATGCCCATGATGGTAGATCGCGCACTCGGTGGCACCACGAAATACCGATTATCAAAAGGTACATCTGCCTCATCCATCTTTACCATCAGCGCCCTGAATCCTGCATCGGTGATGAGGTCGGTTGTTGTGACGGTATCAACGGCGTAAGCAGTGAGGCCACTTGAGGCGTCAACGTAGAAAGACGCTGAATTGACAAAGCTGGTGCCATCGCCATCACCGAGACTTTTGCCCAGTGTCAGCAGTTCAGTGTCAATTTTTCGGCTCAATTGAAAGCCAGCGTCATCGCTGCGGAACTCCATGAACGAGTCGAGCTGCTGTTGCTCAGCAATATCTTCTAGCAAGATTGAGTATTCAAAGTGCTTATCAATGGTGATAGCGACTTTTGCAGCCGTGTCGTTCTGAATAGTGACCGCCGTGCCGGAAGCCTTTGCGGTAGCCGTTAAGCGGCTTGGGGCCGGAATGTTTATCGTGTCGCCTTTGATCCCGGTCATCGGAATTTGACGGACGCGATCAGCCATAACGATTGATTTTTTGTAAGCCGCCCGGACTTCATCGCTAAAAAGTTCGGGTATAAAGTTGGCCTGGGTGGTGACGTTACTTACGCCGCCTTGTGATGGATATACTGAAGTTGCCATGATGGGTCATCCTCTAAAAAAGATTTATTTAACCCTGCCGCTTCGATACGCCTCCGCAATCTTGCCCTCTGCCTTGAGACGCCGATATTCGTCAGGTTTTCTGAGTCGAAGATCGATCATCTGTTCCCTGCTCAACGTCGGCTGTGTTCTTGCCGCGCCTGTACCCGTAGCCCCACCCGTTGCGGCTTGCCTTACCGCTTCCTTGGGAGACTGCTGCGCCAGTGCTGCGAGTTTTGGGTCAGCGTTGGACTTCTTGAAATCCGTCACCAGCTCATCCAAAACCTGAACATTAAGCCCATCAATGCCAGTCCCGTAAGCCTGAGTTCTCATCGCAGATTGGCCCACCCAATCCTTGAACTCTGAACTGCCCAAAACCTGCTCGATGTCGTTATGACGCCGGAGGAGTTGGTCGGCTGCGTTCTGCGCGGCTTGCTGCTTCATCTGCTCTTCAAGCTGCCGAACCCTGGGGCTGTCTTCAATAGACTGCTTAATCGCGTTCGCAGGATCACCGAAATAATCGATTTCCGCTGGCTTCGGTTCAGGCTCTCTCACTTGTCCGACTTGTTCGACTTGACCTTTCAAAGCTCGAAGCTCACGGCGTACATCGCCCACTTCATTGCTCTGTTTGCCGATCTGACTTCTCTGATCAGCAATTATCTTTTCTAGCTCTTCTCTTGATTTGCCAGAAAATTCGCTCGGTGGCGCTTCCGCTGGTGTCTCATTTTTAGAGTCGAGAAAATCTACCGGGTCAATCTCGGTTTGATCCGTTGCCTGTTCTTTTGCCATAAATCCCTTCTCAAGTTGTCCCTTTCGGGCTTGTTAATCGTTCGCAGGGCCGTGGGATGCGACTTGTCTGCGCTCTGTCTTTATTTTCTGCTGCCTCATTAGCGCCCACTTCCTAGTCGCGCTTGGGAAGTCGCCACTAATCACATCAAGCGCCGCACGGGGTGCAGAAATTAATCGAGTCGATGGATTGCCACAGAGAGTGCAATCGACACTTAACGCCTCGGAGTCTGCCAGCTTTTCAAAAACCGCCTCGCAAGAGGCGCATCGAAAGTCAAACAGTCTTCTGGGCATAAAGTTCTTCGGCTCGATCCCGCAGTGATAGCACCTCGGCAAGGACATTAAGCTGACCCTTTCGGAAGCTCAAATCGTTGTTATCCGTGGTGAATTCCACTGAATTAATGTTGGCTTTCGCCGCCTTTAGTTCTTCAAGCCAGAGCGACCAGCCGTCTGTCGAGGTCATTTCAAGTATGGCCACAGCCCACTTTTCATCTTCCTCACTCAGCATAGATTTACCGTAACAGCCAAAGAAGTAGAATTACAAATGTTTAATTTCATTACTGTTGCTCGGTAGCCTGACGCTCCTTCAAAGCAAGCTCACGCTCTCTGACGCCACTTTTTGCGACTTCGAGCTTCAGTTTGTCCTCTGGCCCGATCTCGTTGTCAGCTTTAGTAAGAGAGCTGATGGAATCGATGCGTCTGCTTTCTTCACGGATCGGGATGGCAACCGTCTCGGCTTCTGTCTTTCTTGCTCTGGCCTGAGACTCCGTTGCTTGTCCTGCCAGGGCAGCAATCTCAGCCTGTACTCGCTGCGCTCTGATCTGAGCCTCTTGCTGCGCGATCTGCTGCGCTTGTGGATCGGGCCTCATCATCGCGGTCGCTGTCTGCACCAGTTCGTCACGATTTGAGAGACTGGTGAGTTCGACCATCGACTTAAAGAGTACCGGGTACAGTGGCGAGTCTGCTGGCATCGCTTGCATCAACTGAGCAAGGGTCTGCATCTCCAGCTCACGCTGAATAAGTCCCAGGGACGCGCTGACAGTGAATGACAGATCATTGATAGGATAGGCCGTCGTGTCGTACTGCATATAACGACAAGCAGCCATCTTGATGAATGGGAGTAGAAAACTCTCCTGAAAGTTGACTAGGGTGCGCTTTTGTCTGAGCAGCGTTGATCCCAGTGACATAGAGACTGCACTTGCCGCAGTGCGGTTGACGTTTGATGGCATCATGTCATAGGAGCCAGTGGCTTGCTCGATCATGTCCTGGTAGCTCTGAGCCTGGGCAAAGGTGATCTGTGAGACTTGCCCAAAATTAAAGGGCTGCAAAACATCTCTGGGGTTGCCGTTGGTCAGGATCGTCTTTCCCGGTCTGATCTGGTTGTCTTCACCCCTGGGCTTTCGGGTGGCGTCCATTGCAATCATTGGCACGTTCGTTAGTGCCAAGGCGTCGGCGCGACCTCGTAGCTCAGAGTCGAGACCCTTCTGTGACATATAAGCCTTTTCAGCCAGACCTCGACCCCAGAAGCCGGATGGGGTGATGTCCCAGGGGAAAGCAATAACCGGGCGGTCGTTCATCATGTACGGGTTTTCAATCGCTTTGAGGATTGTTGAGCCGTTGGCAATAATCACAATCGCTTCAACGTAGTACGATTCGCCTGGAGTGCCAGGAACAGGGTCTTCCTCGGCTTCGATCATCACAACCGTCTCATCAGGCTCCTCCTCTTCGGTCTCTACTGCTTCCGCGAGTGAGTCAACGAATTCGTCTTCTTGCAGGTAAGCATTTAAAAGGTGCCTGGGAACCATGCCGAAATACTTGGTCAGCCTGATAACGTGCTTCGGCTGGGTATCCAGCGTCGGGTCGGTTTCGAGGTCAGTATCAGTCGCCGAGCCAAGCCCGACATCCTTGTCCTCATAGATTCCCCGCTCCTGGAGAAGCTGGATATGATGCGGTGCGACCTCTTCGTCAATTGCCACCCCGAGCGCCGATTCAATATCTGTCGCAGTCGGAGGGATCAGGAAGTTCTGGGGCATGATCGGGCGCAGCTTAACGACTGCCCGGTCAACGTCTTCAACACCGCTCACCCCAGCGCCGTTCATCACTCGGGTCTGGGGCCGCATTTCGGTCTCATAATCCAGAACCACCTCGGCGATCCCGGTGCCGAATATGGCGGCGTTGAGTAACACCTCGCCCATATCCATCCGCACTTTCTGCTTTGCGAAGTCTTCTGTGAGCTTGTTTTTCAAAAACTCCAGACCCTGCCGATCCTGAGCTTTCGCTTGTTGAATTGCCTGGAATTGCTGGAGTTCTTCGTCGGTGGCGTTAGCTGGCGGCTGGAGCAGATCGAGATCGTCTTTGATGTCGAAAAACTTTGTCCTGCCAAAGCAAGCCTCATCAATGGCATCGACCTGCTTTGTGATAATCTCAGCCGTTTTAGGAGAGATGAGCTTTGACCTTTCTGATGGCCGGGTCTTTTGCTGTTCAGTATAGAAGCCCCGGAAAATGTCGTAATACTCTTCAAAGCGTTCTTTGTAGTTGTCTTTATAGCTCTGTCGCCATTCGTCGCAGTTGCTCATTACGAACTGAGTAAGCTCCTGCATGGAATATATCCTGGGGTCTAGTTCTCGCATATCAGTACCCTGCCACCGAATCCATCGGCTCATAGTTGTCTTCTACATAGTCAGACGCATAAATCTGCGTTGCCATCTGGTCAATGTAAGCCAGAGAGTCGGGCAGATCGTCATGCGTCAATGTATCGGGGAACTGGAAGAGCTGATCACATAGCTCGTCGTTCCAGTCACCCCGGTTCAGCCGGATCATGCCATTCTCAAAGCGCCCTTGGAGCGCCCACATAATCCGGTCGGTTTTGTTCTTGTTGCCGTGACTCAGCTCCTCGATGTGAAAATACATAACGTATTGACGCATCAGGTCAGACAGAGGCGACATAACCGCCTGTTTTGCAATCCCTCTCTCTATGCCTACCGCGAGGGGGCGAACATCCCGGACGACCTGAAATATCTTCATCGCCGTGTCGTTCAAGTCCCATCGGCCATGAATGATCTCCTTGACCCACCAGCCTCGTTGGTTGACTTTAACCACCGAGATCGCGGTCGAGTCTAAATTGGTTTTTTTCCGTTTTGAGCTTTGACCCACATCGGCAAAACCGGCCAGGTCAACGGCCACATAATATTCGCCGTCGGTTGGTTCTTCGTCGTCGTAGATGATCCAGTCTTCCTTAAACATCTCTGAGCCTCGGGCCTCAAAGCTCGCCATATATTCCTGCCGGAAGTTGTAGCTCGACATGGTTTGCTTGGCGTTCTCTATCTCTTCCCTGCTCAGTTTGTGATTATCGTAGCTGGTAAAGTGAAACGCCGAAAACTGCGGCAAGTCGTGGGCCTTTTTGTAAAGCTCCCAGAAATGATTGCGCCCGGTCGGTGTACCGATAAACAGCGCCGAAGATTTCGGGGCCAGGTCAGTCAGCGCCGGTCTGAGTATCTGCTCCCATACATCTGCCTTCATGTCGGCATACTCATCTATGGCAACAAATGAAATCTTTGCGCCTCGCAGCGTCTCCGGGCGGTCACTTCCCTTCAGAGATATCTGGGTTCCGTTGACCAGTTTGATCTGCATATTGTTGATATGGCTGGACGCAATCACGCCCTGACCCAGCTCAAGCAGCAAATTCCAGAGAATGTCTCTGGCTTGCCCTTGAGTCGGGGCCACGTAGAAAATCTCGCCGTCAGTGGTCTGTAAGCCCTTGACCAGCAGCATATACGCTGCCAGCCGAGACTTGCCGGTTCGACGCCCCGCCGCCACGACTTTGAAACGAGCGGGATCGTCCCAGACCTCCTCCTGCCAGGGAAGCAAGCTAACATCAAACGCCATCAGTAATTACGATTCTTTGGCTTTCGCTTCTTGGGCTTTTTGTTACCGTTTCGCTTCATGCCCCCGTGGGAGCCTTTGGTTCCTGGCATTACCGTTCTCCAAAATAATTAAAATTAAACAATTCAGTGCAAACGCACCGAATAACGATAAAAAGATCATGCGCTGCGGGTTTTCTTGACCTGCTTCCACAAGTCGGCGTCGGCTTTTCTTGCCCCGCCCTTGCCGGAGGCAAAACTTCTTGCTCTGGCAAGTCCCCAACTCGTCGGAGTCTGTCCTGGGCGCGATCCTGAGCTGAAATAAGCGCCCTGACCCCTTTTCATCACCTTTCTTAATATTCCGACGGGGACATTGTGCTTTTTGCTAATATTCTTCAGGGTTGTTTCGCTACTTCCGCCTTTTTTTGCTGCCTTTTTTGCCACTTGCCACCCTCTTCTTCACAATTTCGTCCATTTCTTTTTTCGTCAACTTGCCCTCTTTGTATTTCTTGGCAGTTGACTTAATTTCATCCTCTGTTTTTTTCTTGTTCTTTGAGCTGCGCACATATTTGGTCGGGGTTCCCCGTGAAGTTTTTGGAACTTTGGCAAATTTTCGCGCCATTACTTGCCCCAGGACTGCCGAGCCTTAGCCTGGGCCTTCTTCGACAAGTCCCCGAAGTGAAACAGCTTCACCGAGCTTCTAGAGTGACTTGCACCTGTGTGCAGCTCGCCGTTCGGCATCTTGTGAGTCCCGCCGGTATGAGGCGACCCGTCTTTTTTATAGTGCTTAACACCTTTAGCCATTATTTCCAGTCCTGGCACGACCAATATCGTGCAGTGAATTTATCCTTTGCCGTGTCGCAGTTGTGTCTGGCCCTGAAGTTGGCCTTGCGTTTGGGTTCATTGGATCGATTCTTCATGGTGGCATCACCGAACCGAACCATCTTGACCTCATTGCCTTTCTTCGCCAACACGACGTTTTGCTTGTTACCCTTCTTCTGGGCGCGAGGCTTGTTATACCCGGCAAAGGTGACGCCCCGATATTTCAGGCGACCAGAACCGAGGCGCTCCACATTTTTAGTCGTAGCCACCGGGGTACTCTCCGCTAGATAACATTCCCGCGAGGGTAGACGACCTATTCTCGCCAACCTGCACAGCCCAGCGACTATCGAGCAGCTCGGCGGCACTTTCCTCGAACTTGCCTTCCTGGATCAGAGCCAGCGTCTTTACAAACTGATTCAGGCGAGGCAAA